CTATGCCCTGCTATATGTGACCAAAGTCCAACTAGTCTACCTTTTCTCATTTGCTTGACCATCCATACTGCCCATACATGATAACCTGATACATGAGTTGGTGTTAGATAATCTCTAGTAAACTTGTAGTCTAATACCACTTGTTTTCTATCCATTATGCCTTGTCTCATAAGTTCGTTACATATAACTCTACCTACAAAACCACCAACAACGCCACCTATTATAGTTGAGAATGGTGCTAGTGGTGTTGCGGCTAGTAGTGCAGTTGTTGCATATTGTACCAATCCAGCATCTGCGGCTGACTTTGCGGCATCATCTATATCTTGTCCAGAGGCAACTCTGCTAACAAAGTTAAGTCCAGCACCTACTCCACTAGATGTTACATTTGCTGATCCAGCATCTGTAAAAGGATTTAATCTGTCAGTAACAGTGCCTAAAGTTGATGCCTCTGTAACAGTGTTTAATGGAGCTAAACCATCTTTGCTATCTAATGTTGGGTCAAATCCTTCTGGAAAACCACTAGTCTCATCGCCATATGCAAAATTTCTTGCTTTACCAAAATCATCTGTAGGTACAAATGTTCCACTACCTTTAGAAGTTTCAAGTAATGTTCCAGTGGCTTTTCCTCTTTCAAATTGAGCTAAATTTCCAGTTGCTTTAGCTAACTTCTCACTACTAAGTTCTCTTATATAATTATCTTCTAAACCAAAGGATTTTATTAAATTTTGTGATTTTTCTGGCAAGTTACCAAATCTTGCATTGTTTATTTGTTCAAGTGTAGTATCTCGCCCAGTCTTCATAATACCACTGCCAATCTTATCTAGCATATCACCAGTCGCATATGGGTTTGATATTTCTGCACCTATGCTAGACCCAACCATTGTACCAATTTGTCCTGCAGTTCCTTGTAAGGCTTGTTGTGCTATAATCTCTTGTGCTGATAAAAATCCAGGTGGTAAGTTACCAATCTTTCTGTACTTTTCCATCATGTCTTCGTCATATTCATCGCCTGGTTTATATGTTCTTTCTCCAGTCTTTATCTTCTTTGCCCATTGAAATACTGGAAAAGCATCTGTACCATATAGTCTTTGTATGTCTTGATCTGACATAGTTGGAGTTTGTGACTTTACTTGATAGACATTGTAGTTGATTGGAATATTGTCATCATCATCGTTTGATGTAGTGCCATCAAGATTTAAAATATTGTTAAATACACCAAATTCGTCATCTACTGCCATAAAACTCTCCTTATGTAATCTCTAAGAAACTGCCAACAACGTGAAGTCTATTTGATGCTCCTGCAGTAACCTTTAAAATTTCACTCTCCATAACAACCAATGGTTGTGTTAGCAATTCTTCTGTGGCGTTTGACGCTACACTCTTTACCTTATATACACTAAAAACTGCACTGGCACTATCAGTAATTGTCAAGGTGATTGTATCAGAGCTACCACTATCGTTAGAAACAAGTATAGATTTAAATATTGCAGTGTGTGCGGCTGGAGCAGTATATAATGTAGTTACATTTGTATTTACTAAATCTACCTTTGCATTTTTGTAATTATTAGCCATTAAACCAACTCACTGCTTCTGATTTATTTTCTGCATCTTTTGTTGCACCACTTGTGGTAAGTTCATTTGATTTTTGTTGTAATTCTAGAGATTGGATAAGTTGTCTTGCCCATCTAAGATAATTATCTATTCCTGTAGGTGATGGAAGCCTAATCATCTCATACCATCTTTTCTAGCGTTTATTCTAAAATCGCCTAGTAACCATTGATCTTGTGTTCCAGTACTAAAAAATCTAATAGCCATTTGCCTACCTTTTGCTCTTGTGCTTATCTTTTGTGTCTCTGAAGTTACTGTAAATGCACCCTTTGTAATTTCTGTAGCGTTAGGATACTTTCTTGTTTTAAGTTGTATAAACAGATTTGTGTTACTATTCATGGTTGCATCTGGAATTATTTTATCAACTAAAAACAAATTTTCTCCTGCAGAATCTAATTCTACATCACCTGATTCTATGTGTGCATTCATGGCACTACCATTATCACTAGTTCCAGTTTCGTGATTATATAATTTACCATCAGCGTCAAAAGCAAAAGGCACTTGTCTAAAGCCTTGTGCATCATGCCATACGTTCCTTGCTAAAGATCCAATAGTCCAAGCACCATCTTGATAATTGAATGTTACATAACTATCAGGCTCTGGGTTGTCTTCTACTGTATTATCTTCGCTGACATAGAACCAAGTCACTTCATTATATTTTTTATTGTGACCTACATATATTTTATCAAAATATCTTTTTTGCATTCTATCAAATACATAATACTGCACTGAACATGGTAACTCTTTTATTACGCCATCATAAACAAAGAAATTGCTCCTACCTATCCAATAAACATCTCCATCAACATTAGCAGTTCCATGTAAAGCTACTGCTCCACAATTCACTGCTAAAAGTCTAAAAGAAAACGTAAAGGGCGGCCCGACAAAGTTCATACCATATGCGGCTTCATCAGTTTGTATAAACATCTCATCTTTTGTAGGTGTTAGTGCAATTATTTTTGAGCCTATTTCAAGCCTTTGGTCACCTGCAGTATTGGTGGATGTAGGCGTAAATACTGTAAAATCTTCTTGATCTGAAAATCTTACTAACATTGGATCTATTTCACCATTAGTTAAATCATTTGTTCCCCCAGCTATTACATGACGATCTGGAAAAGACACTGCTATTGTTCTTATTTTTGTAGGTATACCACTGGCACCAGACAAAGAAGAGGCTAATACTGCTCTAGCATCATCTCCTAAAGACGTATCCCAATAATATAATCTACCACCTCTGTTATTTATAAGCACATCTTCACCAAATAATTCAAGTGACCAATTAGTCGCATCTATACTTACACTGCTTGATGCCACATCTCTAGCAGTACCCCAAGTGCCTTCACCCCAAGACCCAACACCATATCCAAGTGCTGGATCTGAACTTTCAAAACCTACGCCTTCTGAATTGCCAATTAAATATTGTATATCTATTGCAGTTCCACCACCAGTTGCTCCACTACTTGCTTGGCTACCAGCTACAAATGTGTATGTGTTATCATCTACCTTAGTTATTTGGTAGCCTTCTAGTCTGTTTAAAGTATCTGCACTTATCCCACCAACTGCAGTCGCATCCTTGATAACTATAAAATCATTAGTTTGTGCACCATGACTTGTATCTGTAACAGTTACAACTGAACTACCATTAGTCACTACTAAAGGATTAGTCATATTGCTAGTTGTCTTTCTTAATGGTGTAATATCATTAAATACGCCATTATTAATTACATACAAATGATTATGTGTACCTACAATAATTCTATCAAAACTATCTGATATAGCTCTCAAAGCCACTAAATGTTTTGGCTTACCAGTTACAGTTGTTGGAGTGTCTTGATCTGCAGTGAATGCATATGTTTCTTCTAGCCATCCACCTACTTTTTCTGGAAAGCCATTTCTAAATCTAACAAGATTACCATCTGTATAAAAACCAGCTTGACCAGAAGCATATTCTGTTATGTCTTTTACTATTCCAGCTTTAAATTGTAATGGTACTAAAGGCATTATGCTACATTCCTCATTCTCTCACAAAGTCTTTGTGCTCTATTTGGAACCTGTCTTGCCCATTTTGAGTCTTCCATTTGAATTGCGGCTTCAATCCAGTTCGCATCCATCACGGCTTCATACATTTTACGAAATTTGGTCAATCTTGGGCGGCCCAGATTAAACATCATATTTGCAATTATTCTTTTTGCATCTTCTGGAAGATCATCAAAATGTTCATATAGTATTCTGCAATCTTCAATAACCTTCTCTAAATCTTGCTCAAAACACTCGCTAACTCTTTCTTCGCTTACTTCTGTGCCTACATCCATATCATTCTCTGGATCTGTAGCTTTACATAAATGCCCGCAGCCAAAAGTTTTGTAACCTAAATGATCTAAGTATATTTCGTATTTTACTCCTTCATCGGCTATCAATTCGTTTTTTAATTTATCTATGTCCATTATTTACCTTGCCTACGTTTTACACATTGTACATGACGATAATAAAAATAATTACCAATTTTATTAAAGAATTTTGACAATTTCAACCATGTCCACATCACTTTTTCATATTCTCTCTGGCTATACCTTTTGTTTTTTCAAATGATCTCATGCCACCAAGTCCCAGAAGCGAAAGCGTTAAAGTCATAAGTTCACCAGTATTAAGTTCTGGAAGCAAAACCTCTGGAGCCCAGACACTTGTTGCCCATTCTGCTATAGGCATAATAAAAAACTGTGTAAATAAACCTAAAGCACATATCCACATAATCGCTGGTCGTGCTCCTGCAACAAATAAGCTAGGATGTTTCGCTTGTTGTACGTTAGCCTCTATTTGACCTTTTGCAAGTTCCTGAGCGTGTTTCTGTGCAATAGTGGCTAGATCGTGTGCCAACTTGTTCTTTTGGTCTTTATCCTCAATAAATTTACCAAGAAGGTTTGAAACTGGCCCGATTAGTGCGGTGAGCATTTGCATTCCTTTCTTCTAAACTTGCTATCTATCCAAACTTTACCATAATAAAGGATAAATAACCACAATGTAAATAATGCACCTTCTAGATAACTAAGATCATTCCATGCATCTAATATCATATTTTCCATTTCAGCCTCCCTACAGGTAGTTTTTGGCATCTATATTTTGTTGATTTCCATAATGGATAATATTGATGCACTTGTCTACTAATTGCTAAAGCTCTTTGTTTACACTCAAACTCTGTTTCATATGGTCCCAGTTGATCCTCTAGGACTTGACAATTATTTGGTATTCCTATTACACAAATAGTTACCAAAGCCTTAAACATTATTTTCTACTCATAAAAGCCGATGCACCCATATATGCACCTACTATTCCAGCACCAGAAATGTAAAAAAGATTAGATATATCACTCATCGCTTCTAGCCTATCTAGAGGAATAAAGAAACAAGCTACTGTAAACACACCCATACCAATTAGTGTATATCGTGCAATTCTCAATTGAGCCAGTTGTTTTCTTAGAAGTTGTTCTGTTTCTTTGATAGATTTAGCATTTTCAAGCTCGGCATCTGTAACAACACCATCTCCATCAATGTCATATTCATTATATTTGCTATTTTTCTGTAATGATTTTTTTGCCATTAATATAATCTCTCTTATTTAAATGGTTCGCCTGAAAACCAAGCAACTAATGAATATCTAATTCCTTTTGTTACTGATCTAACTCTATGTAACATATAAGAAGGAAATACAATAACAGTACCCATTTTTTCTTTAATTAAATTATTATCGTGGTCAAAAAATTCAAACTCACCTCCTTCATAATTTTCATTAAGTATAATGGTCATAGATAACTTTCTTGTTGTTCCATGTATAAGTTCATCTTCTGGTATATTAAGTCTAGTAAATCCATTACCATCTTGATGAAAGTCGTAAAACCCATTCTTTCTATATCTAGTTATCTGCATAGCTTCACAAGCACTTATTTGAAAATTCCAATTTGAATTTACATTTGCAGTATTAAGAAAATCCCAACAAATGTCGTAAAGCCAATCATCATCAGACCAAGCCACATCTGAACTTCTTATTTCTGTGGCTACAGTTCCTGCACTGTCCTCTTTCTTTACTATTCTACCTTTTATCCATTTCTCTTTACCTAAATCTATTATACGTTGACACGTTTCTTTATTAAGGACATTTTTAAAAACCCAGAACATATGTTCTGCATTTGGCACAGTTCGTATATTTTGTTCAGCTATCTGCATTTTTTAATCTCTAATATTTCCAGAAGGCACAGAAATATAAAAATGTGTTATTGAATACCTACCATAGCCAACTTCTTTTGGTTCTGTTTTCATCTTAATTCGGGTTACTCTATGTTCAAACATAGAAGGAAAAAATATTGCTCTATTGTGTTTTAGTTTTACTTTCAGTTTAGAGTCAGTAAATTCAAAATCACCACCATTAAATAGTCTTGGTTCTTTTACAAACCATATAAGCATAGTCCATGCATAATTATCGTAGTGTGCATCATAATATTCACTATCTTCATAATAATGAATCAATGTACTATCTGAATTTGTAGAAAAAAAGCTATTACAAAAAGGTTTTATTTGTCCTACAATATCATGGAATTCTGGTGTTCTTTGTTTATACATATAATTAAAAACATGACTTCTTTGTAGTCCTTTTTGTGTAAAAAACTCTTGAATGTGAAAACGAGATGCTTTGGATTTTGGTGTGCCATCATCATATGTTGCAACATAAGTATTTTCTGCTCTTTCAATATTATCTTGAGATGAATACCAATCTAATTCTTTCCAAATATTTTTTTCTTCATTAGGTGTATACCACTTATCAAAGAGTACAAAAGGTGTTTTGCCATCTTTCATAACTTTTACTTTCCATTTCTGTCGTGGTGTTTCTATAGTTCTATTTGCAGAAGATGTAGATTGAATAAGATTAGGATTTGCAGAAGACTTAAGTCTAATATTGTTAGTTAAATCATTCATTGTTTTTTCCCCTTTTAAACATAATGACTTTTTTAAAATCTAACATATAAAAGGTTCTTTTACAAATATTAAGGATTTATCTAATAAGCATTGCCATTTGTGATTGCATTATTAACTGTCGTCATATCTTCAGTTGTCCAAACATCATAGGCAACCAAAGTCTCTAAAAAAGCCGTATTATGGCTGACAACGTCTCGTTTATAATCATCTGACATTGTGTCAAGTTCTTCTTGAGACATAGTTACAACATTACCACTTATTATTTCTTGAATCTTTGATGCAAAATCTTGCATATCATTATATGCATTTTGTCTAAAATTAGCATCATTAATCAACAAATTTTCACTATCTGTTGGGTAAACATAAGTTGGCATTTTTTAAAACTCCTATAATTTTATCTAAAAACTAAGGTCTGGTGGGGGATTTTGTGAAGTGTAAAAAGTAACCTTGACATATCCTGCACCACCATTACCACCACTTCTTATGCCCATGTTAGAACCTGCTCCACCTCCACCTGCTCCAATGCCACCTGCACCACCAGGTGAATTGTTAGGATTAGCTCCACCCGAGCCTACTGGCGATGAACCACCTGCACCACCTGATAGCGAACCTGAACCCATTCCATTTCCACCAGAATTACCAGTGTTTGCAGTCACATTATAAACACTTCCACCTGTGCTTGTGCCTCCACCTGAACCACCAGTTGTTGGAGCCGTACCTCCACTACCACCATTACCAGTAGCTATAGTTGACCCAGCAAGTGTAACACGAGTACTTTGACCTGCATTACCAGGTTTACCAACATTCGGACCACCAGTAAACATTCCTACACCAGCACCACCTGAACCACGAATTGCACTTACAGTTTGTCCAGCACTAACATTATGGTAAGCAATGACGTTACCACCAGCTCCACCACCACCACCATTAAAGTTAAACATTCCACCAGCACCAGCACCTCCACCACCAGCACCAACAAGTTGAACACCAATAGCTTGAACATTATCTGCAATAGTTATGTTACTTGTACCAGCACCACTAAATGTTTGAGGGTCTGGTGGAGCATTGCTAGTACCACCAAAATCTGCTGACATTGTAATTGCACCAGAACCTGGAGCGTTACCTTTTCCATAGTATTCTGAAAGAGATATAGGGTTAGAACCACCAAACTCTGATTGAATTTGAGATAAACTTATTGCTGAGCCAACTGATGGTAGAGCCATTTATTATCTCCCTTTAAGTTCGTCTATTTCTGCTTTTAATTCTTTAATTGATTCTATCAATACTGCACATATTTTGCCATAATCAACTGATTTGGTTTGCATTTCATCATCTGCCGTAAGAACAACTTCTGGTAAAATAGCTTCCATATCTTGTGCTAATACACCAACTTGAGTTCTTGCATCTTCTATATCATTTCTTTTATATGATACACCTTGCATTTGCATAACTTTTGGCAAAGCATTTGTTATTGGCTCAATATCTGTTTTAAGTCTTTTATCAGAAAAGGCAGTTACATCATTATTAAATGTTGCCGCTCCTGCTCCAGACATATCAAGAGTAAGAGCAGTTATAGTTGAACCACCATCATTCCCTTTGAAGATAAGGTCTTTATCTGAAACTTTTGAACCAATCACAGCATTACTTGAACTATTAGATATGTCTAAAATAGAAGTTCCACCATCTTTAAATATTAACTCTCCACCATCAGCATCAAGACTAATAGATGCCCCAGCATCTATGGTGAAAGCTCCACTATCAGATATGGTAGAACCATTTATTGTTATGTCATCAACTGTAAGTTGCCCACCTGTAATAGTACCTGTAGTTGTAATGGCAGAAGAACCATTATCTATAGCACCAAAGCCAGATGTTATTGAACCAGAATTTAATGCTCCAGTTGTAACAATGTCACTGCCACCAGCTAATGGACTAAATAATGAAGCTAGAGCAGTACCACCTAAGGTAATTGCATCTGCTTCTAATGTTCCATCTATATCTGCATCTCCAGAAACATCTAATGAACCTGCATCAAGTTCTCCAGTTAATGTTATATTTCTAAATGATGCCACATCTTTGTTAGCATCTGCAGTTACAACTTTACTTGCAACAACAACACCAACTGATTGACCAGTATCACTGTAATTTAATTCTGCACCAGTTGCAGTAACACTTGTACCATCTATTGAAATAGCATCTGTTTCTAAAGTACCATTGATATCCATGTTACCTTCAAGGTCAATATCACCATTTACAATTAAATCATCTGTAACTGTTAAATCATCTTGTACTTTTAAATCTACTACATTTAGAGAAGCAAAAGCATCTACAACTGCCGCTCCGCTGCCAGCACCATCTAAGTATACTGCTTTAGTATCTCCAGGTGGTATAGTTATGTTTGCACCAAGACCTTGACTTATTATTATGTTTTGTGATCCACTAGTAGCATTTTCTATAAATTGCATACGTTTCATAGTATTTGGTGCAATTGTAATTGTACAAGCACTATCTAGTGTACCAGTGTATCTAAGATACATAGCTCTACCAGCATCACTTGCACCATCAGCAACTGTTGTGTCATGAGTATCAGCATTTGTTGTTATAGCTTCTGTGCCAAAACCAAGAGCTTCACCAATCAGTTCCAGATTAGTATTTGTTGTTGTTCCCCATGTACCACTGGCATCACCAGTTGCCATTTCGTTTAATCTAAGATTATTGACGTAGCTACTAGCCATTTACTTACTCCTTTAAGCTATAGTTATGATAGCATTTGCACCCGCTGCAGGAAAAACAATTCTAAATGTACCAGATGAAACTGTAAAGTCTCCACCAAAGTTCAATACTGCTATTGCTTTGTCACTTGCAGAGTTATTATATATCAATGCACCTCTAGCAGTAAATGATGCACTTGTCCATGTAGGATCAGCGGCATCAAAGAATGCAGTTGTACCACTTGTTGATACAGTTTTACTTGTTAATGCTTCACCACCAGTTGTGTAACCATTACCACTAGCTACCTCATTTGAGGTTGTATATGCAGTCGTTGAAGCGTCTAATGATGCAGAACTTGTATAAAGAGCTATCTTTAATGTATCTGCCGCTAAATCGTGAACCTCATCTAAAATTTCTGCTTTAAATGATGTACACATTGCTTGTGTTATCGCCATTGTTAAATACCTCCTTCGTATTCTGCTTGATAATTACGTTGCATCTCTTGCTGAAACAATGCTATTGCCTCATCAAATTGAGCCTTATACAAGTTTACACTATCCTGAGCTTTAAGAAAAGAGGAACTTTCCAACAAACAAGCAGTTAGCAAAACTTGCTCTGCATTATCTCCTATCCAACTAGTGAGGTTACTAGGAGACAATCCCGTTTCTAGACCTATAAAGTCTACTTCATATGCTAAAGTAGCACTTGGTGAAGGTGCTAATAAAATTTTGATTCCAGATGTATCTGCTTCACTTGTCGCATACATAAATGGAACTCCAGATGTACTTGCATTTGGTGTGAAATCTCTAAGATAGCTATCTACTCTATGTTTTAAGTAAATTACATCACTATTTGCTTGAGTGACTGCAACTTGTCTAATCATTCTCGCACCACTTACAGAATACTCTTTTGTACCTATAACTAAATTTCCAGAAAGTTTTTTTCTATAACAAGGTAAATTAGGCAATCTTCCAAATATCATACTTTCAGCTTGTGTTATTATTGTAGGTATTGATGTTTCAAATTCTGTTCCATCATCTTCTAAATAATTTTTAATATTTGTTACTAAACTTGTATAATTCATTTAATTACCCCATGTTCCATCATTCCATGCTCCTTCACCAAACCCAGGATTGATCGCCACACTTTCAGTTCCTACTGCAGTAGTTCCAGCAACTCCAGTGGTTGGAACATCTGTATCTAGACTTACTGTACCAATTCCACCAGTTCCTGCAACTCCAGTGACTGTTAAATTACCTTGAACGAGATAAGCTCCTAATGCAGTAGTTCCTTGTACTGCATCCACTGGGTTCGGCCCCTTAAATATATCTATGCTACTTTCACCTACACCACCAGTTGCCTTAACCTCACCATCTCCACCCCATTCAGCATATCCAAATGGGTTCTCACCCCAACCATTCGTATTTGATTCTGGTATTTCACTTTCAGCAACCTCTGCACCTGCATTTGCAGTACCAGTTGCACTAACTGGAGTGATGGTTAAGTTTAATGTACCATCTCCTTCTTCTCCAAATGTACCAATACCTCCAGTTGCTTGTACACCTGTTGCATTAGGCTCATTACCTACTGTAGAATTATTAATGCCACCAGTTCCTGCAATATTGGTAGATATGACATCTGTTTGTGGTGCAGAAGTACCAATAGCACCAGTTCCTACAGAGCCACCATTTGGAAGCTCAAATATTCTATCATGTGTAATTGTTTCTGTTCCAGTTCCACCAGTAGCTTGTACTCCAGTTATACCAACACCTACACCAAATGCACCAATAGCACTTGTAGCTCCAACCTCTGTAACATCTACGTCTATTTGGTCTTGTGCCTCAAAATTACCAATAGCAGTTGTTCCTGCAACTCCAGATACACCAACACCTGGTGCAAAAGCACCTATTGCAGTTGTTCCTACTACACCAGTTTGCTCTTCTTCTATTACAGTAGATACTGTACCTACATTTCCTCTTGCATGTATGTTTGTTCCTACTTGTGATCGCTCAACTCTTGATAAAAATATATTACTAGTAAATGCAAAGTCTATTACTACGTTTTCTACATCTGTACTTGGTCTTGGGTCATATAATGCAGTAGCATCTATTACATTTTTTGCAGGCGTTAATTGTGGATGTTTAGGATCGAACTCACTTGGCTCAACTCTTAAATTATTCCATGTAGTTTTAAGTTGGGTATAGGGAACTTTAGCTCCACTTATGTCGCTTATAGCTTTAGATTTTTTACCTGAAGCGAATCTAGCCATTATCTCAAATTAAGCCCTGTAGGTTGCAGTTTTAGTGAAACCCCATCATTATCATTAGCGGATGCAAAAGAAAACGCCTCATTATATAAGCCATTAAGTAAAGTAAACTTATCTGGTGCAAATTTTACTGATAACTTACTAGCTAGTCCAGCACATATGCATTCAGACCATGTATAAGGTATATCTGCATCTTGATTTGACAAAGTAACATCATCTAATTGTGTCATTGCCCAATAATTTAATTTATATGTACCAATATCTGGTGTTTGCCAAACATATATCTTATAAATATTGTTAGAGCCAGTTTGTCTGCCTCTATCTATCATATACTGATTAGGCTTTCCAGTATTTGTTTTATTAGGTATTTGATTGTATTCTGCTATTGTAACTCTATTGAGTATAGTATCTGTTCTTGTTGCATCTGCTGAATTGTAGATTACAACATCTAAAAAGTCTAAAACTCCTGCAGGAAGGTTGTATGCACTCGTACCCGCTGCCAGTTCAAGCGTATTTTGTGATACTGCCCAATAATTTATGCCACGATTTGCCCATTCAGAGAATAATAAGTTGAGGCTACGCCTTGCAGATATGGCTTGATCTCCAGTTCTTGTCTGAATATCAAGACCACATCTTTCATAAGCCTCAGTTATTATTTCTTCTATATTAGGTCTAAATGCAACTGTGTTTGATGTTGCCATATTTCACTCTAATATTTCTTAGTCATTGTTAAAACAATTTGATACGAATCACCACTTCCTGCACCAGTTGTGGTAAACATTATATCACCACTTGGACTTGTGCCAGTCTGTTTTGTGTTAGGTAAACCACCAACATCTGTGTAGTCTACCTCACCACTTTGACCCTCATCAAGATTCAGCATAATAATATCAGAATCAGCATCTGCTAAAACTCTTACAGTCATGCCTTTAACAACCCAAGTACACTTTGTAATTTTAACTCCAGTACATGGACTGCCATTGGCGTTTGATTGTAATGTTGAAACATCTACCTTTTTAACTGCAGATTCATCTCCAGTATCTACATACTGATATTGAAATGCCATAACGATTTGACGAGTATTTTCAGAAAGTATAGTGCTTGATGTTATATCAGCCATTAGTACCTCCTATTAACTATCAGCAAAAGGTGTCGCTACTGTTCCAGAACCAATCAATACGCCTTGCACTAGATATTCAGCAGTTGCAAGTGCAGTAATCTCAACATATGAATTTTTGTCACCACCTTG